CAATAGTCAATGAACTAGTTAAAAGGCACTCAGAAAAAGCAAAGTCACCAATACTAGTAACACTATCTGGAATGACTAATGAACCAGTTAAGCCAGAGCAAAAGTCAAAAGCACTATTCCCAATAGTTGTGCATGATGTGCCAATTACTAATCCTTTTAATGTAGAGTCGTTTTGAAAACCACTACTACCATCCACATCCCCCATTACCTGCACAGAAATCTCACCATTATTAGTGCCATCATATGCAACAGTAGGAGTTCCAATGTTAGTAGCCCCAGCTTGTAAGTTAAGCTCGACTACATTGTTAGTTATGTCTCCTTTGAATGTTTGACTCATGGTTTAGGTTGCTTCGGTCTTATTGAGAGTTACTTCCCAAGATACCGAATCAGCACTATCACCAGTTACAATAAAGGTAAGTGCGTTATTAGCCGCAGTTACTGTAATGTCCCAAGCTATATCCTCTTCGGCGAAAACTGTTTTGGCTACAACGCCAACTAATGCGGCTGTTCCAGCATCGTTCTTAATGACACCCTCGATCTTATAGCCAGCACTTTCAGTGGCAGATCTTGCGGCAACTAAAGCAGAAAATGTAATGGTTGTACCAGTAGCGACATCTACTCTATTTGGAGATGTTCCATCTACAAAGATTTCTGTTGGAGTGGCATTTGCTGTAGTGCCTGAGAGTGTAGTCCCAGAAGGACCTCCGCCAGCCGCTTGCCATGTGCCTACGCCATTAGCGTCTGTGGTCATCACATAAGTATCAGTCGCGCCAGTTGGCATTTTGAATCCACCCTCAAAAATGTGTAAGTTATCAACGTGGGCTGTCTGATTAGCTTGGCTTTGTTTGTTTGCACTAGCCGTGCCTTTTACCGCCAGCATAGCTGAATCCGTGTGGGTAGTAGTAGTATGCTCACCTGCTAATGTACCTGAGCGCGCTGCCGCTGTATTGGTATGATTTCTTCCACCTGCTATAATCGCCCAGTTCCCAGAGTTGTTTGAGGCGTTGCCCCCGACAATAGTTGATCCCGTGCCAGAAGCAGAAGAGCCTCCACCACCAAGCACTTCAGATTGTTCGCCAAGTGCCGAGTTGCCAGTCCCGCCTATGGCAAGACTACCGATCGCCGCCGCTCCAAGCGTGTTACCAGTCGTAACAATCCTACCAACTTCGATGTCGTTTACTGTAGTTGCTCCATTAGTTGTGACTGAAGCAAGAGTATTAGCTGTATTATCCCAGTTAGTAGCACTATTTGATTGTACAGTCGTGTAATTATTATTCCAAGCACCTGATGTAGACTGTAGTAAGCTATCATCATAAATAGTATCTGTATCTACGGCCCATTGTGCGCTATTTGCTTGAACCGCGGTTGACGTATCATCCCACTCAGCGCTAGCTGATTGTAAAGTAGTTACAGGTGTATCATCATAAGGAGCAGTATGAGCATCCCAGCTAGCACTATTAGCATTTACAGTCGTATAAGAACTATTCCAATTACCTGATGTAGACTGTAGTAATGAGTCATCATAAGGATCTGTATGAGCATCCCATTGTGCGCTATTTGATTGTACAGCACTTGACGTATCATCCCACTCAGCGCTAGCTGATTGTAAAGTAGTTACAGGAGTATCATCATAGATGGTATCTGTATCAACAGCCCACTGTGCACTATTTGTTTGAACCGCACTTGATGTATTGTCCCATGTAGCACTAGCTGATTGTAAAGCCGTTACAGGGGCATCATCGTAAGGATCTGTATGAGCATCCCATGAAGCACTATTAGCACCTACGATTGTATATGTACTATCCCAGCTACCTGAAGTAGACTGTAGTAAGCTGTCATCATAGATGGTATCCGTATCAACAGCCCATTGCGCGCTGTTTGTTTGAACCGCGCTTGATGTATTGTCCCATGTAGCTGATGTAGACTGTAGCAAAGAATCATCATAAACAGTGTCAATACCCCAAGAAGCGCTATTGGTTTGTACAGATGTATAAGTAGAGTCCCAATTAGGGTCACTATTATCAATACTACTCAGCGCTATCTTATAGTTTTCTCCATCTTGTACAATAGGTACAATAGATGAGAGATTTACTGACTCTGTTGCTAGGCTTTCTAGTTGTGTAAATGTTATTTTTGCCATCGTTCTGTATTATTATTTATTCGAGTGAGAATTCGTTTTCAGGATTTAATTCAGAAACTAATATATCATTATTATTACCTTCTAGTCCAAACGTAAAGTCTAATACCCTATTCACATAAAAGGCCTTACCGAAAAATGTTAAGCTAACTTCATCTTCTACATCTGCAGTTACATTAAGTTTATTATTAGTTGTATCAAAGAAGATGTTATTAACTAGCGGTGGAGTGGCGGGTACAGTATAAAGTTCTTGATTAGCTAAGATTTGTGTACCGCTTAGGGATAGTCTACCGTTGTGTGTTGATTGTGTATGGCTAGGCCCTGAACTTATAACCACAATAGTATAATCAACCCATACTAATGACGGGTTAATGCCTATATCAAATGTACTAATTATATTTTCACCAACTGCAGGAGTTTTAATCAGCTCACCTCTAAATATCTTTTCAAGTGTATAATCTTGTATCTCTGCGGCTTTTAGCTTTATACAATCAGCTACAACGCAGTCATTTACAATAAGCTCACCGTTTATTGTTCCACCGTTAGCGTAACTATCTGCCCACTGCGCGCTATTAGTTTGAACTACACTAGTTGAGTCGTTCCATGTTGCACTCGTAGCAACTACATCACTATAAGCACTATCCCAGTTAGCAGATGTTGCTTCTAATAAAGAACTATCGAATAGTTCAGACCACTGCGCGCTATTAGTTTGAACTACTGTTTTTGTATCTAACCAACCCGCGCTCTGTGCCTGGGTGGTGTTAAAAGCACTATCCCAGTTAGCAGATGTTGCTTCAACTGTATTATTAGTAGAACACCACTCATCACTATTTCCACAATCTGTATAAAAGGCATTACCAGCTGATATATTATTTGCAGTAAGTGTATCCACTATAGCAACATTACCTTCAACAACGACATCACCAGTAACATTAAAACCAGAAAGTTCAGAAATAATAATATCTTGATAGTGTGTGACAGATGATATACTATGAATTTCTGTAGCACATAGGGTATCAATATTAGTAATATCACCACCCTGCATATCAATACTACCATCAAATGTTAAGCTACCATCACAAGCACTAACCTGATTTAACAGAACGACTTCATCACAAAAGTCACCATCCCAGTTTGCACTGTTACTGTAGACTGTGTTATAAGTACTATCCCAATCACCGCTTGTAGCTAATACGCTATTATAAACACTACTCCAATCCCCACTTAAAGCTCCTGTACTATTGTAGCTACTATCCCAGTTAGCGCTTGTAGCTAATACGCTATTATAAACACTATTCCAATCACCACTCGTAGCAACTACATCATTATAAACACTATTCCAATCACCACTCGTAGCAACTACATCATTATAAACGCTATCCCAGCTAGCGCTCGTAGCAGCAACATCACTATAAACGCTATTCCAATCACCGCTCGTAGCAACGACATCACTATAAACGCTATCCCAGTTAGCACTTGTAGCTAGTACGCTGTTATATACACTATCCCAGTTAGCACTTGTAGCAACTACATCATTATAAACGCTATTCCAATCACCGCTTGTAGCAGCAACATCACTATAAACGCTATTCCAATCCCCACTCGTAGCAAATACGCTATTATAAACGCTATTCCAATCACCGCTTGTAGCAGCAACATCACTATAAACGCTATCCCAGGTACTACTTGCTGCATTTACTGTAGTATAAACGCTATCCCAAGTTGTATTATTTCCACCTGAAAGAGTAGTTATGTTCGCAACACTTACGTCACCAGTTACTTCTACGTCACCAGTTACCTTAAACCCTGACAACTCTGAAACTTGTATGTCATGATACTGTGTAAAGGATGATATACTGTGTATAACACTTGCGCAGAGAGTATCAACGTTAGTAATGTTACCTGCAGACATATTAATGTTACCATCAATCGTCATGTTACCGTTACATGCACTTACTTGATTTAATAAAACAGTCTCATTACAAAAATCACCGTCCCAGAAAGCGCTGTTTGCGTAGACAGTACTATATGTACTATTCCAATTACCACTTAAACTCTCAATATCTATAAGTCCAATAGCATGCCGAGCATGACGAGCATCCGGGCTGATCATAAAGTTGTCTATGGTCTGCGATGTTAAAAAGTTTGGCATATACTATTATTTATTTAGGTAAGGTAAAGATAGCTTTTAATAAGGTGTTTTTTTATGTAATTTAAATATAACCATTATTACGCATGCGGGTTTGTTCAGCGATCTCAGCGAGCTCTGCTGCATTATCCTTTACTACACTCAGTGAGTCAACCCGTGTATCTTTACTATAGTAATCCTCAATTGATGCGTCAGTTTTTTTATCTGTAGGTATATCTTCTTCTTTTATAGAGACTGGTGGTGGTGAGCTCTCGACAACTACTGTCTTTTCTATTATAACCGGCTCTGATACTGTTTCCCTGATATGTACTACCTCTTTTATGGGTTTACTTTTAACAAGCTTATAACGGGGTTTTGATTGTGTATGTTGTTTTGTTTTTTGGCGGAGTCTTTTATGATTCAGGTGTACAGCCATGGCATATGAAACAATTGGACCTGCTAGACTTATAACAGCAGCAAATAAACCTAATCCCCATAATACCGCGTTTCTCTGATGATCTTTGTTAGTTATAAAATACCTAATAACAGGCATGTGACCTCGCATATCATTTTGTGTCTCAGCCAGTTCCACATTGGCCTCAGATAGCGTATTTGCAGTTTCTGCTTGAAAAGAGAGAAGTGCAGCTGTTGCTTCATTTTGTAGTTTTATTTTATATTCTCGTTTTTTTGATATATCTATAGAAATACTATCCATTGACGCCTGGAAAGCTCTAGCCTTCGGACCTACTGTACCATCACGATTAACCCCGTCATTAATTTGAAAGTCACGTGACTCTCTAGCCTTTTCATACTGAACAGTTAAATCAGTTATTTCCTGATCAACTAGTAACAATCTTTCTTTGTTAGAGTCTTTTAATATTTGTATACTTTCTTTATTTGTATCCTTTACGTTTATAACTGCTACCTCTGCTATCTTTTCTGTCTCAAGAGATTCAAAAGCGCGCGCTGTCATATTTAAGAAGTTACCTGTTAAGGATATAGTAATACAAAACAGCCATATAATAGATGCTAGAATTGTAGTTTTCCAGGATTTCGTTACACCTATTAGCATACTGAGTGAGACGGAACCAACAGAGGGTAAAAAGCCAATAACTCCAGCTAGTACATCATCACCAAACGTGGGCTTCCACCCCATATAAGATAACACAACATCAAGCCCAGTCATTGAGAATATAAATATAAACGCAAGAATGCTTGATGCAGTTAAAAGTTTAGTTTCTTTCATATATTATTATTTATACCTTTACACAAATGAACCGAGGGGTCTTCGGCCCCCTCGGTTCGGATAATTTGTTCTGTGTATACTGCTAGCTACTAAAAGTAGTTAGAAGCATTACCTGGTTTAAAGTCTACACCTAGATCCTTACAAAGGATGACGTGATAGTAGAGGTTAGCACCGAAGATGTTGTCAACAACACCATAACGAGTAAGCAATCCTACGCGAGGAGCAAAGTCGTTCGGTCCAATAGTTCTCTGTACCATGACAGGAATGTAAGGACAGTAAATGATACCTGTATCGTAGAATTCAGGACCCTTGTAACCAAGGAGCGCGTATTCAATACTGGTGTCCTTTTTAACGCCGCCGGTAGTATAAGTACTATCCTTGTAGACGTTAGTGTTCTGAACTTCAGTACGGGTATCACGGTAAACGTTAAATCTTCCACCAAGCGAACCAACTTTAGCAATACCAACAGGCTGTGTGCTTACGTCGCCCTGTACAGGTACCCACTGGAATTCAGGGAGCATCTCAAGGATGGCGCAAACTTTAGGCGTTGCAACAATAAAGTTAGCAGCGCCACGTCTGTTACGTACGGCAATACGGTTAGCTTCGATGATAAGACGTTGGTAAAAATCCCTGTTGCGTTCAACCAACCAGCGACCGTCTGCAGAAGCAGGCGACCATACTGAATAACCGGCACCGTTGCCAGCATTCAAAGCGGATTGAATCATTCTCATGAGCATTTCACGGTCAATTTCAGCTTGGATCTCGTATGACATAGCATTCGTGATCTCAGCATCGACATCGATACCGTTCATGTTCTTGAGGTCTTGCTCAAGTTCGACAGACCAACGAGCACCCAAACGACGGGTACCAGCTTCAACGGCTGTCTTCTCAAACTTTACTTCAACTTGTGGGATGTTACCAGTGATCTCGAAGTTTTCGAGAATCTGTGCAACACCAGCATCTTGATCAGCAAATGCAAACCCTTCTCCACCGGAGAGCTCTGCAGCAGAGGATCCAGTAAAGCGAGTGTCAAGCATTTGATAGCCAAGTTCGTTAGTAGTGTCATCCTGTGTAAGGGTGCCGTCATAACCAGCATCTTTAGCACCACCTACGTTGTTTGGTGAGCCTACAGGAGTAGACTTACCATCGATACCAGTACCGAGTGCGTCGGTATTGTATGCGTAGCGGAGCGCAAATGCAAGTCCAACAGGACCAGACATAGGCTGAACACCAACGATTTCGTTGGAAATGAGCTCAGGGAAAGTACGACGAATCATCGGGATAAGAACTTTAGGGAGACGTTGATCACCATTTGCATAGGAGTCGCTGTTTCCAACCTGACCACCAAGACTTGGAGTTGAGTTGGGGCCAAAGGCACCACCCGAAGTATTGGCCTCTTCCAGACACCACTTCTCTTGGTT